GGCAGAAGTTAAAAAGAAAAAGGATCAAGTTGCTATTTTAGGGCGAATGTTGAAAGGCAATAAAACAACATCCTTAGAAGGTACGGGCAAACTTACGATTTATAAGAATACATCCTTATTTGATGAAATGATTGAAAAGTTGATTAAAACAGGTGTAGATACATACTTTGATATGCAAGTTACAAACCTTGATCCAACGTCAAATGCAGGACCCCGTTCTGTTATTTTAGTTGGCTGTAACTTAGATGTTACGCCAGTAGCTGATTTTGATGCGGATGGCAAATGGCTTGAAGATGAATTAGCATTTACATTTGAAAGTGTGCGTTACGTTACACACTTTAAAGAATTAGATGGAATGAACGCATAGGAGGCACACATGGTTGAAACATTAAAAGGCTTTTTTAAGCAAAACGCAAAGATTGTAACGGAAGTAGAGTACGTTGCATCGAAACGATTTACAGATGATGAAGGTAAGCCTATCGTTTGGCGCATCCGTGTATTAACTAATAAGGAATTAGATAAGTTACGGGCTCGTTTTACTAAAAAAGTATACGAACCTGGTACACGTACCGCCGAAGAGCGTATGGATTTGACAGCATTTACAGATGAATTGCTAGTCCGTACGATTGTATTCCCAACATTAGATGATATGGAATTACAAAACTCTTGGGGAGTATCCAACGAGTTAGATTTGGTGAAAGCTATGTTAAATGGTGGTGAGTTAACAGATTTAACACGTGCCATTCAAGAGGCGCAAGGCTTTGAAACTGGCTTTAAGGATAAGGTTAAAGAAGTAAAAAACTCCTAAGCGCCAATGACGGTGAGACATACCTCGCCTATGTAGCATTTGTAAAATACAACATCCGTCCCTCTGAGTTCATTAACATGGACTTAGAGGAACGGGCTTGTATTTACGCATTTATGCAACAACACGCCAAGGATGAGAGGAAAGCACAGAAAGGAGGCGGAATCTAGTGGCAACAATTACAAACTATATAAACTTATCAACCAATATTCCAGCGGTTGCTCAAAGTGCAGCAAATGGAATGCAACAGCTTGCTAATGGCGCTAATAATGCGACTGGCAAAATGCAACAATTCATAAATGCCACAAACTCGGCTAAAAGCGGTTGGGGTGGATTCCTTGCATCGTTTACGGGCAATTTCTTTGCAGACTTGGCCATGCGGGGTATTAGCATGGTCACAGGCGCAATTACAGGATTAAATGAAACCGCTAACGAGTTCAACTCAATACGAGCACGGTTAAATTTGATTACAAACGATCAAGGCAATGCTGTTGCATTGAATGAAAAAATCTACGAATCAGCTATACGAGCTAGAGGTGGTTACATGGAAATGGCAGAGGCAACAGCTCAATTATCCATGTCAGCGCATGATGCATTCCCTGATCCACGTGAAGCAGTAAGTTTTATGGAGGGGATTCAAAAATTATTCGTCATTGGTGGTGCTAGCAAGGCTAGCCAAAAGAGTGCCATGCTCCAATTAACCCAAGGCATGGCAAGCGGTCAGTTACAAGGTGATGAGTTCCGTTCAATTGCAGAGAATGCGCCAATTATCGAGAATATGATTGCCAAAACGATGGGTGTAAGCCGTGGTGAGTTAAAGAAATTGGCGTCAGAGGGTGCAGTCACAGCAGAAGTAATTAAGAAGTCGATTATGGACAATATGCCAGAAATTGAAGCACAATTTGCTAAAATGCCTAAGACATTTGATGACCATATGACGGAGTTAAAAAACCGAGCTATCAACGCATTTACACCCGTATTCGAGAGATTAAAAGACCTTGGTAACAGTGAAGTCATGGGCAGGATGTTTGACGGTATAGCCAATGCCATAGAATATGTAGCTCCGTTCTTCTATTGGCTTGTAGGAGTAGCAGAGTGGACGATGTCGAGCATTACCACAGCATTCGGTGCTGTCAGTGATTTTCTCAGTGAAAATTTTGGAATTGTGGAGGTGGCATTCGGAATTGCTGTGGGAGTGCTCACTTATTATGCAACGATGACCTTAATTTCAGCAGCTAATACGGCGGTAATGATGGCATCAACAGCAGCTGCAACGGTAGCTACATGGGCGTCAACTGCTGCTAAAATAGCGGAGACATATGCTCAAGAGGGACTTAATGCAGCGCTATATGCATGTCCTATTACGTGGATTGTTGGTGGTATCATCGCTTTAATTGGCGTGTTCTATTTGGCAGTATCGGCGGTGAACTATTTCGCGGGTACTTCAATTAGTGCCACAGGGTTGATATTCGGTGCGTTCGCTTGGCTATGGGGAGGCATTCGTAATGGGATCGCATTTGTATGGAACAGGATTGCAATATTTGCTAACTTCCTTGGGAATGTATTCAATGACCCATTAAATGCAACTTATAACCTATTTGCAGATATTTGGAATGACATTGTAGATTTGATTGGCCAAGCGGTGAACTCGGCGCTTTCCTTGATTAAGAAAATTCCAGGTATGGATAAAATCATAGGCGACACCACGGTTAATGCTGGAGCGCTTCATATAGAGCGTAAGGCTATTGCAGGTGGCGAAACTACATTACTTGGAAAGATGGATTATGTAAGTCAAATGGATTATGCAGAGTCTGGCTATAAGATGGGAGAAAATTTATTTAACTTTGAAATGCCACAAATTAAAATTCCTGATTTTGATGCAAAGAAAATAGGTGAAATTCCGACGCATAAAGACGGGACTCCCAAAGATTCTAAAGCAGGTCGAAAAACAGCTCACCATACAAAACGGACGGCAGATGCAGTTGAGATGACAGCGGATGAAATTAAGGAATTACGTGAAAGTGCGGTTCAATCAGCGCTCAACCAATTCAATCAGTCTCATGTAATTGTAAACGTGAATATGGATAATAACATATCAAATGAAATGGAATTAGATGGAGTAACATCCAAGTTGCTCGACGGCATTCGTAATGCTGTTGGCATGAAACGGGAAGGGGTGGCAATGTAATGTATTATTTCTTCTTGAACTCAATGCAGATACCGATTCCACCACCTTCGATGACTACATCCATAAATGGGAAAAACGAAACCATTGATTTGATAGGCGCTGGAGAGGTTAACATTATTAAGCCACCAGGGCTCACAGATTGGTCATTCAAAATATTACTTCCTAACAACGATTACCCCTTCAATCAATCGCTTATTATGAAATCAAAAAAGGCGGAGTATTACCTCGATAAACTCAAGCGATTTAAGCAAGAGAAAAAGCCTTTTCAGTTCATCGTAGTACGCATGAGTGAAAAGGGTGACATGCTTAGTATGACCAACACTAAGGTGACGTTAGAAGACTACTCAATTGAAGAATCTCACGAATTAGGCATTGACTGTGAGGTACCTATTCGCTTGAAACAGTGGAAAGATTGGGGGTCTAAGAAGTTATCCGTAGAAACTGACGAAAAAGGCAATGCAAAAGGTACGGTCAAATCCAATAGGCCGTCAGATAAAGTGCCTAATCAAACAGCTAAGGTAAAACAAGGTAATACCTTGCAACAAATTGTAAAACGTGAGTTAGGCAATACTAACAATCTATTCGCCATTGCATCGCTCAATAAGGTTGCAGTTCCTGCTGTACTTGCGGTTGGTCAAGTTATTCAGTTGAAAGAAGGTAAATGATGGTTACTCAAATGGCAATGCCAGTACCGTATCGATACCAACTCATCATAAGGAATGGCAATGATCAATACCTAGTAGACCCTTTAGAGGGAGTGCAAGTCACAAGAGGAATTGACGGCATTCCCTCTAAAATGACTTTCAAAGTAATGACAGATGGTATCTTGCAATTTGAAGAAGGTAATGCAGTTCAATTCAAACTCAATGACGATATTGTATTCGTTGGCAACGTGTTTGAGAAATCGCGGGACAAAAGCGGTGTAATCAGTGTTACAGCCTACGACCAATTACGATATTTGAAGAACAAGGATTGTTACGTATACGGCGGTATCACCGCCACCAATTTGGTTAAAATGATAGCCACTGACTTTGGATTGCAAATAGGCGAACTCGACAATACGCAGTACGTTATTCCAGCTACTCCAATGCGTGTAGAAAAGAATAAAACCCTCATAGACATCATTATGTATGCCTTAGAGCAAACGGTAATTAATACACCAAAGCATGACCTTTACCATTTATTTGATGACAAAGGGAAACTAATGCTAAAGTCATTGGAATCGATGAAAACGGATATATTCATTGATGACGATGTGATGGAAAACATCGACTACAAGACCTCTATCGACAAAGATACGTACAATCAAGTGAAGATAGTGCGAAACGTGCCAGATGGAGATTCTAAGAAGTTAGTAACAACCGCCATTTTAAAAGATGACGAAAATATCAAGAAATGGGGACGGTTGCAATACTTAATGATGCCAGACGATAAGGTAACAAATGCAGTCGATAGGGCTAAGCGAATCATAAGCCTAAAGAATCGTAAAACTCGTGAGATTAGGCTCAAAAATGTCATTGGTGATGTTAGGGTGCGTGGCGGTACCTTGTTATATCTTAAGAAGAATCTAGGGGACATTGTGGTGGACAATTACGTTATGGTAGAGTCCGTCACTCATACATTTAAGCATGGGTACCATTCCATGGACCTTGACGTGTATTATCAAGGCGACCCAGCAAAATATGAAGTCGCCAAAGATGAAGATGCAAAAGCGGTTGAGCAGATTAAGGCGGCGGAGCAGAAGAAGTCACAACATAGCGGAGGTAATGCAGTGACAGGAGTTAACCCAAATCAAGTGGATTACGGATTCAAAGTAAATGAGGGCATGGCCTCACAATATGGTGAA